TGAAGCACACATGGATATGTTACCTTACGATTTGGATCTGGTTTGGTTGACTTACCCATGCTTCCATACATGGGTTCTTTACCACTGCCATGAGCAGGAGGTATGTCTCTCATGACATGCCAATCATACCCTGTCATATTTAAAGATAATCCTTTCTTGCATGATGATCTGGTACTACTTTACCCAGTTTGATGGTAAGGAGTCCATCCTTAAATGAGACATCCCCGACTTCAACATCATCTGCGAGTGTCCATGCTCTGTTGAAAGATCTTTGAGCCAAGCCTTGATGGACATACTCGGATCCTGTCTCCTTAATTTCTTTTTGTCCTTCGATAGTAAGTTTTCCATATTCAGTGTAAACCTTAATTTCTTTTTTACTAAATCCAGCAAGAGCAATCTCTAGTACGGACTCAACATTATTTACATGAATAAGATTATAAGGTGGATAATTTGTTGCGGTTTCGTAAGAATTGGTAAAGAACCGATTTAGATAATCGTCCATTCCTATTCCATTCTTAGAAATAATTTTCATCAACTCTGGAAGGTTGGCAGAGTGATACCTTGATAGCGTGTTCATAGTTCTCCTTTAAAAGCGAGTGTAAGTTTTGTCCCCGAAGGCGACACTACTAATTATAACACTTAGCCATTAAAATAGGGGGTGGTGAACCCCCAACAACACTTCGGTTTCCTCCTTAGTCCAGCAGTACTCTACAATGGCTGACGCAGGTTTTGTCCCTTACATCACATTCCGAAATACATTCAAAGTAGTCATCAACAGAATCATTCATAGATGTCTCACGTTCGA